TGATGGCAACCCCGTCTACCAAGGCATCGACACCAGCTTCCTAGTCGCCACCCTCACAGCCGCGATTCAGGAACTCAAAGGAATCGTAGATAGCCAAGCCGCCCGCATCGCCGCGCTTGAAGGAGCCGCACAATGAGCACCACCTGGACAATCTCCACCCTTGATCGCCGCACCTCTGACGGCTTCGTGACCACCGCGCACTGGATTGCCACGGCTGTCGATGGCGAGCACACCGCCAGCGTTTACGGCAGCTGCGGCTGGAGCGAAGGCCAGCCCGTTGTGCCCTATGCCAATCTGACCGAGCAGCAAGTGCTGGCATGGTGCTGGGAGAACGGCGTGGACAAGGACGCCACCGAGGACACGCTTGCAGCGCAGATCGAGGCGCAGAAGAACCCGGTTCAAGCGGCCGGTGTGCCATGGTGAGGTAGTACAAAAACCAGTAGGCCCGCTTGGGCCTTCTTTCAGAACACCGAAAGGAGTCCCAGATGGGCAAGTCAAGAGAGATCGCCAGGTTGCCGAATGGGCCGGCCTTCAGCGCATACGCCAATGCACAGACATCGCTGGCCAGCGGAGCGCAGACCAAGGTCAATTTCCAGGTCGAGGACTTTGACACCAACAGCAACTTTGCCAGCTCGCGGTTCACGCCGACTGTCGCGGGCTACTACCAGCTGAACGCAAGAATCCAGTTCAGCGGCAGCGCCACCAACCCGCTGGCCTACATCCAGAAGAACGGCACGCAGGTGCTGTGCGGCAACTACATACCCGGATCATTCAGCGGTCCTGTCGCCACTGTCAGCGGCCTGGTCTACCTGAACGGCTCGACCGACTATGTGGAAGCCATGGGCTACCACCTGACCGGCAGTGCTGTGAACACCAACGCTGCCGCAGATGCAACGCGGTTCGATGGTTACTTGGTTCGTCCTGCATGAGGTAAGACATGGAGCCTGGAGAGATTGATCCTGTGAAATACGGCGTGCTGTGGGAGCGCGTCCAGAACATGGACAAGAAGATGGACAAGATGGAGCAGCAGATTAGCGAGCTGCTTGAGTTGGCCAACAAGTCCAAGGGTGGACTGTGGGCGGGCATGGCCATCGCGTCAGCTGTCGGTGGCGTGGTCACCTGGGTGGCCGGCCACTTCCGCGGGGGCTGACATGATCGACCCGATCACCGCATTTGCTACGGCCCAGGCTGCGGTGGCCGGCATCCAGAAGGCGCTCAAGCTGGGCAAAGACATCCAGGGCCTGGTCGGTGAGTTCGGGAAGTTCTTCGACGCGAAAGACGCCGTCCAGAAGGCGGCCAATGACGCAGGCAAGAAGGGCCAGAGCGACACGGGCAAGGCGATGGAGATCGTCATGCAGGCCAACCAGCTGCGCGAGATGGAGGAGCAGCTCAAGCACCAGCTGGTCTATGGCGGCTACCCAGAGATGTGGGAGCAGATGCTTATCGAGCGAGCCAAGATTCGGCAGGCCCGCGAGAAGGCAGAGCGTGAGGCCCGCATCGCCCGCAAAAAGCTGGTGGCCCAGCGAATCCTGGCAGCTCAGATCATCGGCGCTTTGATCGTGGTGATCATGCTTGGCGTGCTGATCATCTTCATCGTCAGACAGGCCACCTCATGAAGTACCTCTTGCTTGCCACTGCCCTCCTCCTTGCCGGGTGCGAGGAGCGGTTTCGCTACGAGTGCCAGAACCCCAAGCACTGGGAGCGCCCTGACTGCGTGCGGCCCATGTGCTCGATCAATGGTGTCTGCCCCGACCAGCTCAACAAGCCCACCGACATGAAGATGGAGAACGAGAAGTGAGATACAGCCCCGAGCAACTTGACTCCATCCTGCGCTTCATCATCGGCATCGTCTTCGCGCTGACCGTGATGGGCATGGTCTTCTTCTCGCTGTACTCGCTGGTCTTCGTGACCCAGCCGATGAGCGGGATCGCGCCGGCAGACAAGCAGTTCTTCTTCCTGCTGTCGGACATGAGCAAGTACATCCTGGGATCACTGGCCACCCTGCTCGCCATCAAGGGCAAGGACATCCTGAACAGCAAGGCACCGCCGGAGGAGCCGCCCACGACCACTGAAGAGGAGAAGAAAGATGCTACCCCTGACCGCGCTGCTTGAAGTTGGCGGCAAGCTAGTAGACAAGCTGATCCCAGACCCGGAGGCCAAGGCCAAGGCCCAGGCCGAGCTGGCGCGTATGGCGCAGGAGGGTGAGCTGGCCAAGATGGCCAACGAGACCAAGCTCTACGAGACCGAGCAGAACAACCTGACCGAGCGGCTCAAGTCCGACATGGCCAGCGACTCCTGGCTGTCCAAGAACATCCGGCCCATGACGCTGATCGCCATCCTGCTGGGCTACTTCATCTTCGCAATGATGAGCGCCTTCGACAAGGACACCAATGAGCGCTATGTCGAGCTGCTCGGACAGTGGGGGATGCTGATCATGTCCTTCTACTTTGGAGGCCGCACGCTTGAGAAGATCATCGACATGAAGGGCAAGAAATGAAAGAGAACTTCGACTCCGCACTGGCCGCCGTCCTGCATCACGAAGGAGGCTTTGTGAACCACCCGAAAGATCCCGGCGGGATGACTAACCTCGGATGCACGAAGAAGGTCTGGGAAGAGTGGGTAGGCCGCGAGGTCACCGAGAAGGAGATGCGCGAGCTGACGCCCGAGAAGGTCGCTCCCCTCTACAAGGCCAAGTACTGGGACCGCGTGCGCGGCGATGATCTGCCGGCAGGCGTGGACTACGTTGTCTTCGATGCGGCGATCAACAGCGGCCCAGGCCGTGCAGCCAAGTGGCTGCAGACCGTGGTGGGCGCTGTGCCTGATGGGGCCATCGGCGCTGGGACGCTCGCCAAGGTGGCTGCAATGGACGCCAAAGAGATCGTGTCCAAATACCAAGAGGCCCGCTTGGACTTCTTGCAGTCGCTGCCGACCTGGGACACGTTCGGCAAGGGCTGGGGCCGGCGCGTGACCGAGGTGGCCAGCGCTGCCCAGCAGATAATGGCCTGACCTACTGCGCCGCGCCCAGTGCGTTCAGGCGCTTCTGGTACGCCGCGGTGTGCCGGATGCGCTTGATGCTGTCGATGCGCTCGATGGTCGGCTTGTTCACATCACGCAGCTCGCGCAGCTTGGTCATGCGCTCACGGGCCGGCACCTTGCCTGCCCTGGCCACCTTCTCGGCCATCGCTTCGTAGGCCTCGGCCCACTCATCCAGGGTGTCATGCACGCTGGTGGGCTCGGTCTTGCCGGGCACCAGCAGGGCAAAGCCGATGAGCGCCACCGGCTCGCGCTCCTCATCATCCTGGCCGGGCTCGCGCTCCACCACCGGCGGGGCCATGGTCACCGCGTCGGTGATCTGTTGCTCCACAACAACACCCACCGGCTCCTCGATCGTGTCGGCCATGGCGGCCTCGATCACCACCGGGTCGGTGACCGGCAGGGCTGGGGCCTGCAGCGCGTCCAGCGGGTTGTGAGGGGTGACATCCCTGGCAGGGCGCGGCGCGGCCTCTGAGGGGTAATCCTGGGCCTCCTCCGCGGTGATCAGGCCCTTGAGCACATCGGGGAAGGCATCTCGCAGGGCGAAGCCCCTGGCCCGCATCTGCAGCATCCGCTTGGGGTACGCCTGCCATGGGCCCTGCTTGCCCCACAGGCCGGCCCGCTTGGCGTCCTCCACGCTGAACCTGGCGATCACCGGGTTGCGGCCCTTGCGCTTGGCAATGCAGACGGCCACGGGGTTGGGTGTGCCCTCGCCCTCGATGTGCTCATCAATGCCATCGCAGATGGGGCTGGCCTGGACCAGCGCCATCATGGCATCACCGTACACGCTGGGCTTGCCGTTGATGACGGCGATGTTCTGCAGCGCCTGCATGGGTGCCAGGCCGAGCTCATAGCCCCATTGCACGCAGACCATGATGTCCTGCGGCTTGCCCTGGTAGGCGCGGGGCACCATGCTGGACTCGGCCAGCATCTTGCTGAACTCCATGGCCTCGGTGATGGTGGCAGGTGCGAAGCCCTGGCGGGTGGTGGTCAGTTGCATTTGTCTTCTCCAGGGAGGTATTGCTTGAGGGTCTCGAAGACCAGGGCGACGATAGCGGTCACGATCTCATCGGCATCCTGCTCTGAGCACTTGGGGATGTTGGTGCGAACGGCCAGCACTGCCCGGTGGTGGGCGGCAGTCAGGGCATCCATGTCGAGCATATCGATGTTCATGCCTTGGCCTCCTTGATGGTGAGCGTGGACTGCTGCAGGGTGTAGGCCTCCTTGGCCGGCACCATCTTCGCAGGCTGCGCCTTGTAGTTCTTCACTGGCCGGGCAATGGTGTAGCCGCCGGCTATCGCCAGCTCATGCGTGCCGACCAGTTTCTTGAGGGTTGCTTCATCGTCCTCAATGTCGGTCTCAAGCTGCTTGATTTCCTGCCGGGTCTGAAAGATTTTTCTGGCCAGCATCTCAGCGGACGCATCAAGCACGATGGGATCTGGCTGCGCTGGAAACGCGCCACGGTGCGTGGGCCACTTCTCGCCATCTGCGGGCGGGTAGTAGTCGACCTCGCCGGTGGCCTTCCACTTGTCCAGCCGGGCCTGGAAGTCGGTGGCGGCGGCGGCAATGCGGTCCACGCTGGCCCGGTGCGGAGAGAACAGAAAGACCCGCAGCTGCGTGCCTCGGTAGAGGGTGCAGATCGCGCCCCACTTGGCCTGGATGATGTCCATCTGGGCCTGCAGCTGGATGGGGCCGCGCCACAGGGGTGGGCTGTCTTCCACATCCATGCCGGTGAGCTTGGCCTCCAGCACGCCCACCCCGTCCAGCGTGATGCTGGTTTGACCGATGACGTAGATGCCCTGGTCAGGGTCGGTGGTGAAGACCTGGCCGCGGCCATCGCCGGTGCCGTCCAGGCTGCAGCACAGGGGCAGGCTTTCGTGGAAGCGGGCGGTCGGGTGGTCGATGACCAGGTCCACCAGCTCAAGGCGGCGGGCTGCGTCTTCCAAAATCAGGGGCTCCATCATGTTGCCCCAGGCCATCGCTTCGTTGCCGATGTCGCGGCGCTCCTCCCCCTTCAGGGCGCGGATGCTGTACTCCAGCTCATCGTTGGGTGTCTGGTAGCGGCTGATCCCCATCACGCCGGGCAGGCGCGAGGCCGACAGCATCGTGTCGGGTGTGACTTTGTTAACCATGATTCTCCTTTAGTTGATAGACCCGGACGACGCGGGCATGGGCTTGGGGATGCGTGGCCTCGGTGTACCCGCAGGCTTGGAATTGCTTGGTCTTGAACACCGCGCCCAGGACGGACGGGTGCATCTCCGCAGGCAGCTGGATGCCGGCGCGGATGTCGTTGATGCTGACGGTGCCCTGTCTGCGGGCGATTTCGACAGCTAGTGCCCGGCAGCGCTGCAGGAACTCTGCGTCCCTGACCTGGAACAGGTTGAGCTGGGCATCGCGGATGACGCGCCCCTGGTCTGCGTACTGCATGGCAGACCTTCAGACGGTGAGCAGGATGATGACGGCGCCGATAAGGCCGATGCCGGCCACAGCCCACATGAACCAGGTCTCCTGCTGGTTCTGGTGGGCCTGGCGCTCGGCCAGGAGGGCCTGCTGCAGGAGCTCTTCGCTGCTGCTGTAGGTGCGAAGGGGCGGGGGGGTGTAGGCTGCCCCGATCTTCACCTTGCCGGTGTTGTAGGGCGGAGTCTTCTGGCGCGCAGCCTGACCCAAGATGTAGTGGTCAGGCTGGGAAAAACCGCAATACACATATGCGCGTTCTGCCTTCCCGGACTGATTCTCCAACGGTTTGATTTGCTTCATCTTCTCGCTCCATGGTGTTGCAGGTTCTTGATCTGCCTGCAGGTTAAAAAATCCAAGGGTCAGCGCGTGAGCCACCCACTACATCTAGTGGTCAGCGGCTGCGATTTTTTTCGCTGTCTTCCCTGGCTTTGGCGGCCAGCTTGATGCTGGTCTTCTGTTGGTTGGTGTGGGCCAGCTTGCTGCGGCCTTGCTCCATCGCCGACCTGGCCGCCAGGATGCGCCAGATCTCGCTGCGGTCATCAACGAAGGCCAGCTCGGTCAGCTGCTTGGCCAGCTCGCTGAACACGGTGGCCGCCCACTTGACATCAGACATGACCAAGATGGGCACATCCAGACGGCAATTAACACCTCTGCCGACGCGGTTAAGGTACTTGGCGAGCTCCTTGCGCTCAAGGTTGGCCTGGCCATCGAAGGGTTTGAAGTTGGTTTCAGAGGTCATTTGTTCATGTACTTTTTCATGTTCTCGACCATCAGGCCGAGGTTTCTGATCTGGTTCTTACCAAGCTGCATGGGGTGCTTGCGATCCCACCAGGTGACCAGCCAGCCGATCAGTAAGGTTGCGGCAAGGATTAAAAGCAACATGAATGCCACAATCATTTGATCCTCTTGAGCAGGTTGCTGACCTGGCTGGCGTGCCAGTCGGTATTGCCCCTGGGGGTCTCGATGCCGCGGGCACTGAGCACCTGGGCGATGTCGCGCAGGGTGCTGGCCCCGCTGCGCCTGATGATGTCGCGCACCACCGGGCCCACCTTCTCGGCGTAGGCATCGGCCTTGGCCTTGAGCACCTTCACGCCCTCGGCGCTGCCGATCTCAGGCGACGGGCTGCCCAGCTTCTTGCCCTGCTTCTTGAGGGCCTGCAGGGCCTGGGCGGTGCGCTCGCTGATGCGCTTGGCTTCGTACTCAGCGAACACCGCCATCATCTGCAGGAAGGTGCGGTCAGCCTCGGGCATATCGGCGCACACGAAGGGCACCTTGCCGTTGAGCAGCGTGCTGATGAACTCCACGTCACGCGCCAGGCGGTCCAGCTTGGCGACCACCAGGGTGGCCTTCTGCTTGCGGGCCAGGTCCAGCGCAGCGGCCAGCATGGGGCGCTCCTTGAGGCGCTTGCGGGTGCCCGACTCGATCTCGGTGAACTCACCGATCAGCGACCAGCGGCCACCGTTGAGGTAGGTGGTGACCAGCTGGCGCTGGGCCTCTAGGCCAAGGCCGCTCTGGCCCTGGCGGTCGGTGGACACGCGGTAGTAGGCGACGAAGCGCCCAGTGTGCGCTGTCATGATCAGGCTCCCGCGTTGGCCACCAGGGCCTTGAGGCTGCGAGGGCACTTCCAGAGGCGAGCATCCTGGCCGACGCGCCCCTCTTCAATTTCGTTGGTGATGAAGAACTCCCACTCGCTGGCCTTGTTGACGCTGGCACCGTCACGGTGGGCATCGGCTTGCAGGTCGAGGAAGTAGGCAGCGAACTCGCTGCGGGCCTGGGCTTGGGTCTTGATCATGTCTGAACTCCTGTATCTCGGTGGTTCGCGTACTGCCCTGTGCAGTACGTTGGAAGCGACTGTATCAGAGTTCTGCCGACCTGTACAACCTCCAAATCGTCAATTTTGTAGGGACAAACCCTAATCTAAGGCACTGATCTGTTGGTAGTACAGAATTCATCTGTATCATGTGATGCACCGTGATACATGAGGAACACATGGACAAGGAACCGAACAAGCCCTTCATGGTGAGGCTACGGCCTGACACTCGGCAGCTGCTGGACAAGGCATCCGAGGATCAGCGCCGCTCACGCGCCAGCATCATTGACGAGCTCATCCGCGAGGCCTACCAGCACCGCTTTGGCAGCGTGCATGTGCGGCTGAACAAGCTGCTGGGGGATGGGCGGTGACGCAGCAGGAGGCCATCCGGGTGCTGGACATCGCACGCGAGGGCCAGCAGATCCCTGTCGAGCTCATCCAGCTCGCGCTGTCCATCACTGACCAGCAGCCCCCGCCCGAGAAGGCAGAGCGCTACGAGCTCTTCCTGGCCGCACTGAGGAAGGCCGGTCTGCTGTGATGGAGCTGCAGTTCACCGTGCCCGGCGAGCCCCGCGGCAAGGGGCGGCCACGCTTTGGCAACGGGCGCACCTACACCGATGCGAAGACCGTGGCCTACGAGAAGCTGATCGCCTGCCGTGCAGCCGAGGCCATGCCCTGCCCTGCTGTGGCCACGCCCACCAGCGTGCGGATCGACATCTACAAGGGCGTGCCCAAGAGCTGGACGATGGCCCGCCGCCGGCGTGCCCTGGACGGCCAGGAGATCCCCGGCAAGCCGGACCTGGACAACGTGGCCAAGGGCGTCCTGGATGCGCTCAATGGCGTGGCCTACGCCGACGACACCCAGGTCGTGCGCCTGCTGGTGCAGAAGCAATACAGCCTGGAGCCCAGGCTGGTGGTGACAGTGAAGGAGATGCTGGAGTGACCCGAGACGACGTTATCCGCATGGCGCGAGAGGCTGGATTGCCTTACGAGTACGACACCGGGCGTATTCTTGATCTGAAACAACTTGAACGCTTCGCCGCCCTTGTCGCCGCAGCCGAGCGCGAGGCGTGTTGGGACGCTGCTGGCATTGCATTGCTTGGCGCAGACCGGGATCTGACCAAGCGCGTGCTGAAGGCCATCGCCGCAAGGGGGCAGCAATGATCCCGGATGACGAGCCCACCTTCTGGGAGAAACTGCTGGCCTTCGTGCTGGCAGTGGCTGCTGTGTGTCTGTCGGTGGTCGCAGCCCGGCATCTGATCGTGGGCCTGATGGGGATGTGCCGATGAGCTTCCTGATCGGACTGATTTTGGGCCTGTCGCTTGCCCTGCCCTTGCTGCTGGTGGCCGTGGCCCTGGTGGCCATGATCTGGGGCGACGATGCGTAAGCGCAGCCGCTACCGTCCCAAGGGCGTGATCATGGACACCATCGGCCATGTGCTGGGGGGCTTTGCGCCCGTGCGTGAGCATGGCAAGTCCACCACCCTGAAGATCAAGAACCACCAGGCCCTGGCCAGCATGGTCGCCGGCACCGGCTGCCGGGATGACATCGACATCCTGATCGCGGCCATGAACGTGGCCGAGGCCCTGGCCATCGTGGCCAGCCTGGGCGACGGCTACCGGGCAGAGATCACCGCGGCGCAGGACGCCATCGTGAGCATGGGCAAGCGCGGCGTGGCCAAGAGCCGCTTCCTGTTCACGGGCCCCGAGCTCACGGCCATGAACCTGGGCATGGAGGTGCATGACGCCCAGCTGGACGCTTGCACCATCGCCCAGCTTGAGAAGGCGCTGGACTTCGTGGCCAGGGAGCTGCGGGCCAAGCGTGCGAGGGCCATCGCATGACCGGCTTCGCATCACCCTACTACGGCAAGCTGCAGACGGCCTCGCTGCCCAGCGAGGTCAAGCGCATCTGGTACAGCCGGGATGAGGAGCTGCCAGAGCTGCCCAGGCATGGCTGGTCATGGGAGCTGCAGACCGACATGACCGAGGTCGAGAACCGGGAGCTGGTGACCAAGCTGCTAGAGGCCATCGACTTCACCGAGCGCGAGGATCTGGTGGTGCGCCTGATCGTGATCGAGCTGGCCACCTTCAGGGATGTGGCCGAGCAGCTGGGCATCACTGTCGCCAGGGTGCAGCAGATCTACAACAAGGCCATGCGCCGGGCGCGAACCAAGCAGCGGGCGGTGACCGGCATCTCCCCGTGGGAAGTGCACAGCGACATCATCCATTGGCAGTACTACAGGCGCCAGCAGGAGCGAGCCAGACGAGAGGCAAAGGCATGAGCAAACTCAAAACCGCAACCATCCCTGACCACCACAAGGTGCAGGCCAAGATCATCCTGAACGAAGCTATTGACGAGCAGCCAGACAGCGTGATCGTGCTGTGCTTCTGGAAGGACAAGGGGCAGTTCAAGATCAAGACATCGACAGTGCCAGATCGGCTCATGCTGATCGGCGCATTGGAGGAGGCCAAGGGCAAGATCATCACGGATGGTTACGCATGAGCCTGTCACCGCATCAGGTCTTCATGCT